CCCTTGATGATGTGCTGTATCCCATCCACATTAGCGTAGATGGTAGCTGACTCAAATCCCTGCCCGACTGGTGAGTAAACGTGATGTTCGTCTATCGAGTAGGTTGAACTAGAGGTTGGTGCAACAGGGAATGTGCCATGGATGGTCGCTACTTTGGTTGAACCAACATAGGATTTGATAATTGCAGTCTGTGTGCCAACACCAGCAGGGTTGTCATTGGTGAACCGAATCCGCATCCCACGATACGCATTATCAACAGCACTAGCAGTATTGGCTAGTGTAATGGTGGTACTACTACCTCCCGCCGCTGTGCCAGTATGCGCCGCTGCTAATGTGGTTACGTTAAACCCACAGGCACGGAGCAACGCATCTAGTCCTGGTGGTGGAGTCGCAATATTCGTGGAACCCCTACTCGCTGCCTCAACTGTTAGCGTAATTTGAACATTTTGGTTTGCTACCAGTGACTCGTAGTTACCGAGGTATGGACGGATTACAGTACGTTCAACAGTCGTCGCATTGAGTGGTGTTACTGATAGGTCGCTGACTAACAGCGCCTCGGTTGCAGTTGGTGTTGGGTCAGTCCCGTATTTTCCACCAGGTATGCTATAGGTTGATGTATTATCAGGAGGCGTTGCAAATGTCCCCTGAATTGTTGCTGTTTTGGTTGACCCAACATATGCAGCAATAATTTTAGTTTGCCCTGAACCAGTACCACCAGTAATTGTAATGGGCAGACCAGCATAGTAATTATCAATCGCGCTTTCGGCGCTGTCTAGGACTATCGTTGATGCTGTCCCCGACTGTGCTGTCCCCGTCTCCGGTGGTTCCACCTCCACCAATATGAGTCGTTTCCGTGTTAGTAATGCCATCGTTCTCCTCCGAGTTGTTTACAACAATTGCAGTATCGGTAATCAGATATGATCCACCATTTCCATTCATACGCCTAAATCTCCTAACGACGTGCGGTATCTAACACGGTAGAACAACATAGTTAGTCCCGTGGGTTGGTCTGTGTCGAGTACGTCAAACTCAACACTCTCTGGGATAATATCAAACGCCAGTCCGTTTAATGTTATATCCGCTAATAATTTTGCATGTACCGATTTAACAGTTGGATCTGCCAATTGGTCTGGTACTGCCCCGCGTGTTACAACTGCAATACGAGTGAGCAATGACCAGTTTAGATAGGGCAGAAATCCTTCTTGGTCGCACTCATCCTTCGTCCACTCCACAATAATTGCAGGTGACTCAGACCGTGCCAGAGCCTCAACACGAGAGCGATAGATACGAGTACTAACGCCAACCGTACCAACTAGGTTGGTCATTATGCGTGCTAATATCTGCTCCCGTTTGGTACTCATGTTTTGGTTAATGCTATTTCACAGAACAATCCATCATCAATCAATCGTGTGTCCCTAACTCGATATGCCACACCAGCAACGGTTAGCGTATCGTTATAAACGAGAGAACCAAATAGACTAGCTCTGCAGGTTAGGCGATAGTCAGTGGAAACCACTGCTATCCCGTTCTCCTCGATGATGCCAGGTTGGTCGAGGATGCCGAGCCCTGTTATCTGTCCAGAGACAACGGCATCCCCAAAATCATTTAGATACACATCAACATCATCAACAAATGCAGGCATTAATTATGCTCCGTACTTTTTGCTACCGAATCCAGTAGCCGCATAATGACCACCGAGGCTGGAGCCAACCGTAACCAGACGTAACCTGACATACCGTTTCAGGTTGTCGCAGTTACGTTGGAAAATGACGTTGATTGCAGTCTCTCCATGGGTGACGGTTAACGGACCGCCGCCCGCTGTAGAAATTGCAGCAAAATCACCATCGGTAGTGGTATCAGACTCGAGCAACGAAAAAGTACAGGTTTTTGCAGCATCGCCAGTGGCAGTACTAACAATCTGAAAAACAATGTCTCCCTCGTAATCGAGCAGGTCAATTTTCTCGCCATTTACAGTAGTCGCGTTTGGCTGGTTAGCAGGTGCTAACGGAGCAACCGTAGCAGTGCCAAAACGGCTAACTCTAGTTCCTAGATTCGTAATTGCCATGGTTCCTCCTATACAGCTAGGTCAATAATACGGCTGAATGACTCAGGGCGACGGATGCCACAATCAAACGTTTGCATAATGCGTAGGTCGATGCTACCCGCTGCATACCCAGTACCATAGGGATTGGGTAGGATTTCAGTGCCTCCCCACATTGCCATGACGACATCAGCAAAATTACCGAAAATGATACAGTTACGGTTTGCAGTTCCACCAAACGCATTCGGCACCTGATTAGAACGAACAATCGGATACCCATTAATTGCTGGCAGTATGCCACGTCCAGCTGGGTCTAATAGGTTATTCGTCCACAGTGGTAAACGGTCTGCCGCACCTGAACCAGACGCCTTCAACGTTTTCAGGAATCCAATTACCCTAGCATTAGTCAGGTAGTATAGGCTCCCATTCAATGCGTTCAGGATGTCAACCTGAGTCTCCATGTCAATCAATTTGTCGAGGTTAGCAAACGTATTACTGGTTAGCGTAATTGTTTGTGCGCTGGATGCTAGTGTGGTCTGCAAAATGCCGAGCGGTTGTCCATTGCTACCAGAACCATTGATAACAGCTAGATCAATGCCTAACGCTAATTGTTGTGCAATGTCGTTACGCACCAATTGCTCAATGTCAGGAGATGTTTGTTGCATCGCCAGTCTGGTAATGCGACTCAGTACACCAGCCTGTTTTGGCATCAATGTCATGTTGTCGTAGGTCGTACCAGACTGAGTAACGGCTGCATCCTCAGCTACCCAGTACATGGTACTAGCGGATTTCTGACGTGGGATGGATACGTTACCAGTTAATCCAGTTAATACAGTAGGACCTAGCTGTGTGATGATTGCCGTATTGCGTAGCAGGTCGATGAACGATGCTGGCAATAGGTTTTCTGCAACCAATGCACCACCAGTTGAATAGGATCCAACGGTCTGTGTGGTACGGGTAGAAATTGGGATATTATGCGGAATAAAAAATCCCTGAGTCTCCCGTCCAATTTGTTTGGCTAGTGTATCCGAAACCTCACGTTCTAGACCAGCCTCGTTCCAACTGTTGTTAACACAGGCACGGATGGCACGGACAACAGAGTAATCACGCTGCTCGCGTTTGTTTAGGTCAATTGAACTAGAGTCATTTTGTACAGGACGTTCAACTTGTCCAGATGCCTGCAAAACATCGAGGAATGCAGGGCGCGCCTCCTCTACAGTTTTACCAGAATCAATTAATTGGTCTGCTAATTCAGGACGTGAGAATTTACTACCGAGGGCGGTAATCGTCCTAATCCTAGTGCGTTCGTCAGCAATTGCAGATTCATGCAACTGTAACGATGGTTGGTAATCCATTGGTTCCTCCATATGGGTAGTGATAGATGGCTCATTGTCCACCAGACTCCTGCCAACGCCAACCGTTGGGTCAGCGGGGATTGTTACTAAACTCAGTTCGAGTGGCTCCCATTCAGCAACACGATATTCATCGCTGCGTTTTTTGCTATGGTCACCCATTCGTATGATACGATACCCAACGGATACGTTGCGTATAATACCATTGCGGACGTCTTTTTTAATCTGCTGGGCAAATGCAGACGAACTATAACGTGCCTCTGCATAGCCCCGCCGGTCTTTGACGTACGCCCTCTCCACAACACCAACCAATTGGTTCATGTCATGGTTGAACAGGAGCGGTGCGCCGTCATTGAGTCTGTCTAACCTGACAGCATTATCGCTATGGTCTAGCACCTCATCACCCATAGCACGGTCAACTGGCATTTCGGACGAGAACGAAAATCGAACAACGTTGTCATCCTCGTTGTCCTGACTACCATCCTCCATCCGTCCCAACATTCGTAACATGTCCATTAGTCCTCCTCGTCTGCACTATCCATTTGAGACACGACCTTGTTAGCCCAGGTTTGACCTGGGTCACCTCCCCATAATGCCCATGCAATTCGACCATTGCTAGGGAACCCATCCTCACCTAGACTGAATCCAGTACCCTGTTTGTCTACCTCATGCCGTGCGAAAAATGAACGCATACGGCGTAATGTGTCAGGGCTCAACTCCACCCCATTTTGTATATCCCTAGCACGAGCAACACCAACGGCTGTCCCACCACGACCAAATTCACGTCGCCATTCTAAACCACGTTTCGCCTCCGCTCTAGCACCAGCAGGTGGACGGAAATTAATATGACTATATTTGTCAGGTATTCGTTTATGTAGGATGTGAATGTATGCCGTCTCAATATCATCATCCTCAACGTCCTCAACGTCCTCAACGTCATCTTCTGTGTCATCTTCTGAGTCGTCTTCTGCCTCTGGAGTAGTCTGCTGAGAAATGCTAGGAGCAGCGACCGGCATCGGAACATCTGTGTCAAATTTCAAATATAAATCCTCAGCTAAATCACGTTCAGCCGCTAACTGACCGAACACCTCCTGCAGGTCGCTGCCATTTTCAGCAATGATTTGTGATTTTGTAATAAACCCAGCCTTCAGTGCCTCCTTGTATGCGTCAATTTCTTTAGTTGGGTCGATGTATCCCCATGACCGTGGGATGAACCGACAGGCATGGTAGAATGACGGATCTAGTTCATAACGTGGCAGGTTGACAACGCCAGATAGTACTGCTAGGTCTAGCCAACGGTAGTATACAATTTTGTTGAAATTATCAATTAGCCAACTCTGCAATTGCCGCCATACGTCACGTTCATTTTGCAATGCTAACCTGCTACTGCTGTAATTGCTCTGCGAATAATCATTCATCACTGACTCAGCACTACATCCTAAGCCAGCCGAAAATGCTCGAAGACTCGCACGAATATAGTCCGCATATCCAGCAGACTCACTATTAATTGTTGGTACACTGACCGACTCGCCTGGTTGCAGATATTTGAATACGCCAGGTTCAAACGTGGTCACCCGTTCATCATCATACGTGCCATCACCAATCAACTCACCCTCTGGGCTAGTGATGAATCCCATCAATGATGCAGAAACACGTTTACTAATCAACTCCGCCTGCTCATATCCACTCAGATGGTGGAGACGTTCTACTGATGAACTGAACCAAGTAACGCCACGGGTTTGTCCTGGTCTATCTACCAGATACAGATGGATGATTTCATCAGCAGGTATCCTAGTGTATTTGGATGTTACTACAGTCCTAGAGCTGAATAAATAATCTCCAGGATGACGCATGTCTGCATAAAAATAATAGGCGACTGGGCGACTCCATTTATCGACCTCGACGCCCATCCTGATTTCATTGCCGTTGTCTGCCATGCCATTGTAATCATCTACCAGTAGGTCAGACTCGATCACCTCCAGCGCCAGTGGGATTCTGCTATACCCAAATGGTTGATTCACCATACGGATAATTACCTCCCCACTCTCAGCACACGAACGCATAACGAGTCGTTCAATGTCATGGAAATTCAAACGTCCACCAACATCACACGAATTTTTTTTACACCACTCATGCCATGCTGACTCAATGATGTCATTTATGCGTTGGTCGAGTCGCCCTGCTCCACGAGCCATCCTAACCTGAGACTGAAACTGAATGCCACTGCCAACCGTATTGTTTACAATTATGCGTAGTGCCTGGCGTGCATAATCGCTATCCCTGCATAACTGCCTAGCCCGATTGCGTAGCGTACGCATTGAACCACGGATTTCTGAGTCTGCATTAGTTGAACTCGTCAACCAATTCTGGGTCAGACGGTTTACACCTGCTCCCTGATATGAACGTTGCCGCCGTTTCGGGCTGCTAAACAAATTTGCTAATCGGGAGTACCATGCCATGTCAGAACCTCACAAATAAACTATGTGGGTCACCCTGCCCGTTTGCAATCATCTCCTGTCTGCGCTCCTGTGTTACCTGATACCGTAGTTGGTCACGCAACATAATCAAATCATTTAATGCCATTTTTTTAATGCTACGTCCAGCCACGCTGTACTCCTGCACAGCTTTGTTTGCAATCATGGAACGGATTGCTGCCTCGACATTATCTAGGTCAATCTGCGCCTGTGAACGTAGCTCAACACCTGCATTCTGTGTACTAAAATTCTTGCGTACCTCTAACCTACCCTGACCTAGTGTTACCCTATCGGCTCCCTGTGTTGCGTATGCCTGCCAGTAGTAGGTCGTACCGAGCAATGTTGCTGTTTGTTGTGCCGTTGCTGATACCTCCCAACCAGTTAGGTATGGGGTACCAGTGAGCGTGAGATTCTGCGCCCCTCTAATCGCATAGGTCAGCGTATGGGTGCCAGACGTGATCTGATTACCTAGGTTATCGGTAGCAGAATCATCACGCCATGTTAGGCTGTCACCAGCCACAATAACTGCGGGAATGTTCATTTCATTACCAGTTATTGACAAATGAATTGTTGGGTTGTTGCGGTCTGCGAGTACGTCTCGCTGGCGTTGCCACTGTATCAATAGATACGATTTTGGCACTGTCAGTTATCGTACCACATGTTTTTGCAAATTGTGTAAATATGGTTGATTTATTATATCGCTGATATAACAGGTTGAATGCAGCATACGCATAAACCAAACAGTCGAGCGCCTCGTTTCGGATACTCGGTGATTTAGTCCATTCGTAAACCGGAAATCCCTTGACATAACGTATTGTTTTTTTCTCCGATGTTAGCTGTTGATAAAATTCGGGAGTCAGTTTAGTATTGAAATGAATGTATCCTGCTCCTGGTGTGTTATGAGTCAACCTACCGTACAGAGTGGATTTGATTGTGTCAGTACCGACAGGATATACAACGCCGCCACGTTTCAAAACCTGTCCACGGATATTAACGTCGCATTTGCTGGGCTTGCCTATTGGCGGGCGGTTTCGTACGCTCAAGCCCTTGACTGCAATAACATTCTGCAATTTACGCTCTCTCGCATACTGATACGCCTCGTGTGTGAAATGTCCACCGCTATCGATGGCAATTACATCTGGACTGCGTTTGTGTCCATTATGCCAGGTCAATGGTGTTAGTACGGTATCATCTAACTGTTTCCACAGCAATGGTGAACTAGGGTCGCCGTATATCTCCATGTGGTTTAGTACCCATGCCTGTTCACCATCACCCCATGCAACAAACAAAATTGCTAACCGATTATCCTGTACGTCAACACCAACAGTAACAATAACGGCACCATCCGGCACAATATCAGGATCATAAAATTCAGCACGTTCTGCCAGTCCAGTTGCTCCTAATTTGGCAACATAGTCCTCCTCGAATGTTTCACCGAGTATGGTATTAACCCATGTTTTTAGTGATGGCGCATCCGTTTTAACTCGCAAAAATTCAGCTACTATGTCAGCCCATGATTTCCAGCCTAGTGGAGAGTACAACGAATTTAGGTGGAATCCGACAACTGTTGGACTCATGGCATGTGCCGTTGGTAACCACCTACCTGCTGATAACATCTGCGTTTTGTATCGCTCCTCAATCAATGCGTTGCAATGCTCGCATTTGTATCTAGCAGTAGATGGGTCACGATTCTCCCAGACCAGATATTGCCATTGTAAATACTGCGTACCGCTACAATGCGGGCATGGTACATAGAAACGCCGTTGGTCAGTCTGCAAAAATTCACGTTCAATCCGTGACTGGTTGCGAAGCGTCGGAGTGCTACAAATAAACAATTTACGCCTAGCAAATGTAATTGTTCTACGTTCTGCCAGTGATAGCGGATCACCCTCGCCCTCTACGTCATACGGCCATGCGTCCACCTCATCCGCAAATAAATATTTGATAGGCATTGACCGCAACCCTGCCGCAGAATTGCTACCAGTAATCATCAATACGCCACCAGGAAATTCTTTGCTAAACAACGTGTTACCGCTATCCCGTGACCGTGGTGGGCGCACTTTATCTCGCAGCCGTGGAGACTCATCAATTAGTGTGGCAACCCGTTGTTTGCTGAATCGCATAGCAATGTCAACGGTTGGCTGTATCGCTAGGACGGGACCTGGGAATTGGTCAATAATTGCACCAAGCCAGTTGTTTCCCGCCTCCGTTTTACCAACCTGTGCGCCAGCCATAAACACGACACGCTGCGTGCTACTACGTGGCGATAGTTCATCCATAATTTCACGTAGATATGGCGTGCGTTCAGTACGCCACCGACCTGGTTCTGCACTCGATTTACCAGATAGGTATCGATGTTGGTCTGCCCATTCGCTAACTGTTATCTCCTGTTCAGGTTCTAGGTAGTCAGCGAAAATATTACTGACGGATTTCACCTGCCACCTCCCGTAATGCGTTAGTTAGTTCAGCTGTTAGTAACGCATGGACAGCAGATGGATCTGACTCTGCCGCCATTAGATGTGCAATGCGATCTGGAATGCTCAGTATCAGCTCCCTAGTAGTCCGTGCAATTTTCGCTTGCTCCCGTCCTACGTCTTCAGCTGATACTAATTGTTGACGCTGGGACTGATATGCTAATTCTGCGAGCAACGCCTTGTAATATTCGTGTTTCGCACGACTATCGTTAATGCTAGGGTATTCAGTCGCATTAGCTGGTAATGCGCCCTGCTGCTCAAAATAACGTGGATTGGTAGAACGATTCCACTCCTCATCCGCTAGGGTCGGGTCAATCTCCCATCTACCATTTTTCTGTGTAGCAGTAATTCTATTTTCGTCGATGGCTTTTTTGACAGACTGCCGTGTACATCCACGATGGTCTGCGTACTCTGATAAATTCATATAAAAACCCTCCAATGTTTACAGAGTAGCACATTGGAGGTGAATACTAAAAACCCCACCTGGTGGTGGGGTCTTCGGTTAACTATACCAACGGTAGATGTTGAGTATATCGGTTTCTATGAACTGAACTCGATCCTCATCAACTTCGAGGATGTAGACTAGCCCCTGCTCGATTTCCTCGGGTGTGAGGTCTAGGGAGGTGATTGGTACCCATCCATCTGGAGTACCGTTTAGCTCTAAACTTACTTGTACCCACTGGGCGAGTACTTGAGTGAATTTTTGTGCTATCGTCATTGTCGGCTCCTTTGCGCTCACTGCGCTTATCTGTCTATATATATATAGTCTCACTATATGTACACATTGTCAACTATTTTCAGAAAATTTTTTCTGCGCATAATGACAATGCGTACAGACTATAGCGGGAACAATAGACGTATGGTACGTTTCGCCTCGGTAACA